TTATATCTACTGAGGAGCTTGAGCAACAAGGTCGCATCTTGGTCAAACAACTTAAAAACAGATACTCAGACCTCGTTACCTCTAGAAAATTCATGGTGGGGATTGACAGAGCGAAAATGAAGCTGTATGATGTTGCAGATGATGCGTCTGCTATTAGCATCAATCAAGAAGATCCTGGTGAGGACTTCCAGCAATTTGCTGAATCACAATCAAGATTATCAAAATTCGCAGAGTGGAATGTATGACAATTAATTTTAATCGGTATGAAGAGTTTGTTTCTGCAGTTACTTCAGAAGCATCAACAAACTTTGTTGACTTCGCTGATCGTATTGGTGAGTTAGATCGCGAAGGTGCTAACATTGAACGTCTTCTAACATCTGGTGTTGGTATCAACGCTGAAGGTGGTGAGTTTCTTGAGATTATTAAGAAGATGATCTTCCAAGGAAAACCATGGGATGAAGATAACAAAGAACATCTCATCATTGAGTTGGGTGATGTGATGTGGTATGTGGCACAAGCATGTATGGCACTTGAAGTTTCGTTTGATGAGGTTATTGAACGTAACGTAAAGAAACTAGAGAAGCGTTATCCTGGCGGTAAATTTGATATTCAAAAATCTGAAGTTCGTGCTGCTGGAGACCGATGAGTGGAGATTACGAAACTCACTACATTAACCAACCCGATATCACATACATAAAAGAAAATCCCATGTCTTGTAACCTAACACAAATTACTTTATCTGCTCTACGTGAATCTGCACTAGGTGAGATCAGTAAGGCAAAAGCAAATGTTGAAATTTATCTGCATAATCCTGCAGGTATTGGTGAACACTCTGATGTTCTTGCTGCAATTCAAGAACAAATTGATTTGATTGCGAAAGCAGAAGAACGTATTCAAGTTATTGATAAACATTTCATGCTTGAGCATCCATAATGATAAAGAATATTTCAACAACCTCTCCTCTAAATAGATAGACGGGAGGTTTTCTTATGGCATATAACCTTATACCATCTACGTTCTCAGATGCAGGTTCTTCTGTAAAGCATATGGATAATGCTGCAGCAGCAGAGGGACTTAGATTGTGGAATTATCTTGTCAATACATATGGCATGAACAATCCTCTTGCATTTGATCCAACAAATAAGAAACAAGTAAAAATAGCTAGAGCATTACAAACAGAATTCACAAAAGCAGAGATAAAAAAGAAGTTAAAGATAACTGCATTGAAGGTAGATTTTGGTGATGGTAGTAGAGGTAATAGAGGATCTGGTAACCAAGGAAATTTATTTGAGCAACAACTAGAAGCAGGTATCAACGATTGGATTGAGACCAGTGAACTCAAAAACAATAAGTATAAAGATTTTATTTACGGTCTGGTAAAACATTATCACCTAGAAGATTGTATTGCAGTTAGAGTTATTGCAGAAGGTGGTGAGAATAAGAAAAGACCTATGTCACTTGTGAGTGGTCACTGGAAAATTGGAACAGCATCTTTGTCAACTGGATATGAAATTGGATCTACTATTACTGACCTAACATTAGAAACTAAGTGTAAAGGTAAACCACTTCATAAGTATTATCTGTCATTAAAAACTAGTGGCACAACTACTTTATCTAATCTAGGTTTAAAGACAAGTGTTTTTCCTGTTGATCAAGTAAAGGCAGGAAAGATTACTACTAATGATGGTATTGCATTGATGAAAACTTTTGGATTAGATGAGGCAACATTCTGTGCAACATTTAATCAATATCAATCAGGTAATAGAAATTTTAAAGTAATAGATGCTTCTCCAAATTATAACAAACCTCTATTACAAGAATTAATTAAGGGATCTCTTGGTTATGGATACCACTATGTTCATCTGAACAAAGGTAAAATCAAACATATGGAGATCACTGAAAGATTCTTGAATCAAGCAGCTAATGTTACTAACGTTAGAATTTCATATGGTGGAGAAACAGGTGGAGCGAAGAGAGTAAACATTCATATGACTACACCTCTCTTAGATATGACATTTAATATTAGAAATACTTCTGACAGAGGAACCACATCTGATCCAGATCGTGTGTATCCAGATAAACTACAGTCTGGATATAAAATGAAAGGAGAAAGTATAGAGACGGTATTCCAAGACTGATGGCAAACGTAAAGCAACTCAAACACTTAGAACATCTAGAGGATGAAATGCTCAACTATGGAGTTGAGGGTTGCAAAGCTGCTGTGTCTTTTTTAAAAGAACTTCGTAAGATGCTTGGTAATGACAACAGCACAGGTTTCATGCAGACAAAATGGGATGGAGCACCATCAGTTATATGTGGCACTGATCCTAACAGTGGTATGTTTTTTGTGGGGACTAAATCTGTCTTTGCAAAAACACCAAAGATTTGCTACACAGATTTTGATGTAGACCTATACTATGAAGGTGATCTTGCAGAGAAACTTAAGTTCTCTTTGAAATACTTTTCTGGTCTAGGTATCAGAGGTATTGTGCAAGGAGATCTTCTCTTTACTAATTCTACTTTAAGGACAGAAACAATCAATGGTGAAAGACTTTACACATTCAGACCTAATACGATTACCTATGCTATTCCTACTAATCATCCTATTGGACAAGCAGCGGGCAGAGCAAAGATCGGCGTAGTATTTCATACACATTATACTGGTGATGACTTTCAATCTATGCAAGCTCTTGCTGGTGCAAATGTAAATGGATCAACTGAGGCTCTTGTTATAAAAAATGACACACCTATGGATCGTGTTGGATTAAGTAACGCAGAGGAAGCAAAGTTTGATGCATATGTCAAAAAGATTGAACGCATGTGTCATATATGTGGTGACTTTCTAGATGAATTGGTAGGTGCTAGTGGCACTACAGGTGATGCTAAGTTTCATATATCATCTTATCTAAAACAATTTTTTAATAATGAAATTAAAAATGCTCGTACTATTACTAATGTAGATGAAGCATTATATGAACTAGGAAATTTCTATCATGCAAAGATGAGTAAGGAACTTGCCAAGATCAAGACTCCTGCCAACCTAGTCAAGAAACGTAATCTGGTATATGAGAGTGAGAATTACCTTGTAAATAATGTTTATAAATTTAAAACTATGCTTGCACTGTACAAAGAACTACAGACTGTCAAGCAAATGGTTATAGATAAACTTGATCATCTGGAAGAATTCAGAACTTTTGTTCAGACGGAAAAAGGATACAAGGTCACAACTCCTGAGGGATATGTTCTTCATAAAGATGGAGACATGATCAAGTTCGTTAATCGTCTTGAGTTCGCATACAATAACTTCACTCTTCAGAAGCAATGGCGTTAGACGGAAAGGTTTGCTATTTTACATTTGGTAGGTTTCAACCACCAACCACAGGTCATAAGGAAAACTTTGACGGTGTGAAACGTGCTGCTGGCATGAATGATTATCGTATATACATTTCACAGACTGTAGATACTAAAGGTAGCAATCCTCTATTGCCTAATAGAAAGTTGTTTTATATGAACAAGATGTTTCCACAACATCGTGGCAAGATATATTCAGGTCCTAAACAACCAGTAGCTATACTACAGGATCTTATGATGGCAGGATATGATGAGGTCGTATTTTTGGTAGGATCTGACAGGGTTTCTGCCATGCAATTCCTTCATAAATATAATGGAAAGGATTTTTCCTTTAGGAAGATTGACATCAAATCTTCTGGAAGTAGAGATGCTGATGGTGATACCTTTGCTATTTCAGGAACAAAGATGCGTCGTGCAGCACACGCTGGTGACTTTAAAACATTTCGTTCTGGTATACCAAGTGCATTGAATGATCGTGATTGTGCTGCAATGATGGCAGAGATTGCAGCTAACTTGCCTAGTAATTTTAAATGAAGGATTTTAAAAAACTAAGAGAAGAAGCACTACGACAACAACAACGTCAAGTAGAGATCTTCAAAGAAGGTGATGCTGTTATGTCTGCTCGTACAGGAGACAAAGGACGCATCCACAGAGTAGGTGGTAACTATGCCATTGTAATTACAGACGATGGAAATATGTTACGTGAGTGGATTAAGAATATTAGAACTATAAATAATACGAGAAGAACCTCCCTTTTGAACGATGAAGAAACCAGATCCAATTAATAAAGTAAAAAATCAGGACGAGTTTTCCAGTGGATTGATGGAATCCTTTGGTAGATGGATGGATGGAGATACCTTCCAAGGTACTCATATGCCTGATATTCATGAAGCCCCATTCGACGGTATGGATCCCCAGTCTAACGGTGCTGAGATTGAACAGACTTCTATCAAAAAGAAGGAAGTAAAGAAAGTAACTCCTCTTGGAGCAAAAGAACTTAAGGTAGAAGAAGAGTACGAAGTCCTTGAGAAAGAAGAATTTGAACTTGACGGCGAGACTTGGATTCTAGAGAAAAGAAGATACTTCACCG